AGAAAACTCTGTTCCGTTATATTTATGGAGGAACTGCATAGCGTTGACTCTATCAGAACCCACAAGGAACACTACCTCATTATACCCCGCCATCATAAGGTCTTGTAAGATCTCCACGGGTTGTTTAGGACCCGAAAAGATTTTACCCTTATGCTCTGGGAACATCTTTTCCATGTAGAATAGTTTACGATCAGGTGAGAGGGGATTCTTTCCTTTAGCGTCGTGGGATTGAGAAATATAAATGCGATAATCATGTCTTCCTGCGGCACGTTTCACTCCGTCAAAGTTATCTTTATGTCCTGTAGTAGGTGGTTGGAATCTGCCAAACGTGAAGTAGCAGGTCTTACAGTTTAACGCCATTGCTTTTGTATCGTGAAGTTGTTGAATGCAAACTCAAAGCGATTGACAAACTTAATCATGCTGCCATCTTTATGCATAACATATCCTTCAGGTGTCGTCACTTTATATCCATTGTCTGTCTGGACAAAAGTTCTGAACTCTTCTAGGTGGTCCAGTTTATCTATAACCATTTGCTTAAGAGTTTGAATCTCCTTGTAGAGAGCAATCATAGTCTTAAACTTATAGACATTATCTAGAAGGTAGTTCTCACTGTTATATACCAGCGCACACTTCTTTGTTCTGTTGGCAACTGTCTTGATCTTTGCCAACTCCTTCTGCATCTTCTCATCGTAGAAGTTCACCAGGGCATTGACCGTTTCGTCCACGTTCGTAATTTGTGTCCCAGCTCTAACCTCGGAGTTGAAAAATTGTTTGATGTATGTGGAGATGTGAAACTTTTTATCACCAGTGCTGCCCATATTGGACACAAGATCGTCAAGAAAATCACCAGCAAGTGAACACATGCGTTCGATTTTTTGTACATGATTGTCAAACTGACGGAGTTCTGCTGCACTAAAACCTACCCTGTGCATGGGCGTATCGTTTTTAATGACTAAAGCATCTCTGGATCCAGTGACATCAGCACCTGCACGAGCCTGCATGTCTGCTAGGTCATCACCAGTGTAATGTGTGTGGAATACCACTCCAATTTTGGATTGTCGCGCAGCGATACCAAGAGGATGGTCCACTGGTATACCATATGTAATTGTATTAGGTCTGAAAGTGTAGAGTCGTTCTCCATTGATAGTCTCTGTCTTCAGATCACTGGTATACAACAGGTCTCCCTGCACAACTCCTTCGATACCTAATTTACTAAAGTATTCCAGAGAGAACTTAAGTTTCTCTGCCAAGTCACCTGTGTAGTAAGTGTCTACATCACCAGGTAAGAAGCATAGTTTTGGTTCTGTTTTGTTGAACACAGATTTAGTGCCAACAAAAAATCTTTTTGTGTATGGATGTACACCACAGATGACTGATGGAGCACCATCCCACTTGGTTTGCATGAAACCTTGAGAGTCCTGATGACCCAGCATCTTACGAAGTTCCTTTAGGAAAGCAACTGCTGCGGCACATCCGTCTGTACCGTAGTTTAGCATTTCATCTTCTAGATGTTCTAGATGTTTTAATTGCTTAATGTTTGCCATTACTTCTTATAGTAATCCCCATTGGTGTGTGTTGGAAATGTTTCTCCACCACTCTTTGATCTGATGTTAAATTTGAACTCGTAGTTCTTTGTTTCAAATAGGATATCAACTCGCTTACCCTTACCGTTGACACCACCATAGTGAATCTCAATATCATTGCCAAGGAGAGCAGCAGAATTTGCCATGTATCTCCTATCAACTTCATAGCAATGTAAATCTGTGCCCGTGTAATGGACCATCCAATATCCATAACCCACACCAGATGCAATGAGTCTCTTCAATGCTCTGACACCAGAAGGTTTTAGACTTACTATCCTTCGGTGGTTATCTACTGTCGCTCTGCTGGCATCCTTGCCAATATAATCTCTGAATACTGTCTTGAAATCGTCAGCATCAATACCAAACATGTTCAGGTATGCCATACCTGCTGCTGGAATCTCTCCTGTTCTGAAAGAACTGGTAGGGAACAGTGATAGATTATTTTTACCACCACCTCGGACACCACAGTTAAAGAAAGACAGCGTGTCACCCATCTTGACTGACAGATAAACTTCCTTTGTTGGTTTACCTTTCGCTGGTCCAAACAAAAGTGTAATATCAGTCAGTGTTTTACCCATATCCAGGGTAGTAGATCCACCAGCAGAGATGTAGATGTCATTCGCACCTCTCATCTTCAGTGGTCTAGAACTGTTGTCACCACCAGCGTGTTTAGCACCCTTGTATGTGAGCTTCGTTGCCTTGGTTATCTTCTCAATGATCTGTTTCGCATGCTCTGGGTAAGGACCACCCCCTTCAAAAAAGTGCTCGCAACTAGTGAAGAGATCTTTCTCGTAGTCATTACCTTTATTTGTTTTACCACCCTTCTTACCTTGACCACCAAATTCTGCTGTCTTTACTAGGTCTTGGAAGTCAAAGGTAGCGGTGAGTGGTGTACCGCTGACGCCACCATACACTTCAATGTTTGCCTTGCCACGAAGACCACCATTGTTTGCCAGTGACAAAATGTCGGAGTGCAGATACCTCTGTATCGTAGCATCTCGTAGGTGTTCAGTATCGTATGTAAACTCACTGCCATCCTTGAAAGTGATTATGACCTCATAGACTTCAAGGTCACCCATGTTATCTGCAAGCAAAAACCTACCACCCGAAGCGATCTTCTTGATCATCTTGGTGATACGCATGTCATACTCTTTGCCGTTGCGGCAGAGATCTGCTAACTTCATACGAAAAAACCTCCCCTAGTATTTAGAGGAGGTTTAAGATCAGGCAACTTCTTTACCAAGATATTCGTTGTCAAGAGTGTAGTTGTGCTTGTGCTCTTTAGTGAGGAGGTAGTATCCAATAATATTACTTCCATCATCACGCCAACCATACCCGATCAGTGCTTCTTTGATGCCATTCCAATCGGGTGTCTTGTCAGTATGCAGATAGTGGTTGAACTTCTCATGCAGATTGATCATGGGGTGGATGCGTCTGTATGTATTTTATCAGGAAACTCGCATAAAACTAGGTCTCTTTATAAATTCTTCAGGATCAACGATCATCCGATGCGCGATTCTCTGAATAGAAAATGTCAAACTGTCCCCCAGGATACCGTTTCTCCAGTTTCTTGACGTTGGTCTCGATCACTTCCTCAAAGCTGACACCAAGTGCTTGAGTTGCCTGTGCAACATACCACATCAGGTCACCCAGTTCGATGATCATGTGCTCTCGGTTGTCCTCATTAAAGGGTTTACCTTGGAACACCATCTTCTTAACGATCTCCAGGAATTCACCACCTTCAGCATTGATCCCAACGCCAGCAGTAAGAAGACGCTCAATGTTGGCACCTTTTCGATCAAGTTCAACAAGGCGGTCAGCAAGGTCCACAAAATTTGTAGAAGCATCGGACGTAACTGCCGATACAAACTCTTCATAGCGAGAGAATTCAATAGTCATGTTAGATTACGAATTGAGAAAATTTGTCTAGTCTGGATTGCCTGTTAGAGATGTCTTCCAGGCGGTCGAAGGTCTCCTCTTCGGGAGCATCGGAAGCGGTGAGTTCTCCTTCCGAGTCGTCAACATTATACAACTTCATCTTCGCCCTGTCAATCCCCACCGTGAAACGACGGAAATACGTGAGATCATTGTATCGATTTTTAAGTTGCTTAACCATGATGCGACCTGACTGCTCAAGCTCTTCAGTAGAAATAAGAGCAAGCATAAGGTCAGCAGTAGCGGGTAGACCAAAAGACTCACTAGTATCAGTGAGATCGACATCACTATTGCCGAAACCACTACGAGTGGTTTGAGTAGCAGATACAATAGGAAGGTCGTGCTCGACAGCAAGACCTCGTAACTCTTCTGCAATCGCTTTGACATAGGTATATGAATTGACGATGTGACCCTTGTAGCGAGATGAGGCACAGATGTTCAGATAGTCAATGAAGATGATGTTGGGACGGAAGTCTTTCTTGAGAGAAAGATCGCTCAACAATGCTTTGAAGTGACCAGAATGTGCCGATGCAGTAGGGTACTCTTTGATGATAAGTTTACCCTGCGACTTTCTTCCAATCTCATTGACTCGGTTCTCAAAGATAGATTCAGGGATCTCTCCAATATCTTTGATGTTAACGTTCAACAGGTTAGCGTCAATACGTTCAGCGATCTTTTCTTCTGCCATCTCCATAGTGATGTACAGAACGTTATACCCAATAGATAAACAGGATGCTGCCATGTGACACATGAACAAAGACTTACCTACGCCTGTGCCTGCGAGCGCGATGTTCAGTGTCTTGTTAGGAAGACCACCTTTAGTGATGGTATTCAACTTGTCGATATCAAATGGAATCTTATGTTCTTCCAGGTGATAGTAGTCGTATCGTTCTTTTACATTCTCGATGTAGTCGTGTCCGATGTGTTCATCAAACGATACTGCGAGAGCCTGCTGTAGGATACTCGGGATCGCATCCTTTGATACTTTCTGTTCACCGCTTCCCTCTGCGATTTTGATAGATTCAAGGAGGGCGTTGTAGACTGCCCTCTCCTGACACCACTTCTCCGTCGCGTCAACCAACCACTTCGTCTCAATATATTCTTGAGAAAGTGAATTGAGTTGCGAAACACTCGCCTTAAAAGTCTCTTCAGTAAGGTCATTGCGTTGATTGAGGTTGATAATTAGGACTTCTTTAGTCGGATACTTATCATACTTGTTAGAAAAATCTTGAATCTCTTCAAAGAGGACTCGCTCTGATTGTTCCTGAAAGTAGTCTGCCTTAATAAAGGGGACTACCTTACGAAAATACTCCTCATTGCAAAGCAGGTTCCTCAAAATTGAGAGTTCAAGCTTCTCCGTCATCATCTGCTCCGTACAAGAATGTCTTCTGTGCCTGTTTATCTAGTTCGGCAAGAACTTCGGGTGTGAAATACTGCTCGGGGTCTTTCAGGATCTGTTTGGCATAGACTTTCTTGCCGCCGATTTCATATCGACCAGCAACATTCTTCCACAGACCTGCTGCCTCACCGAGCTCAAGCAATCCATAGTGTTGTTCCAGACCACGTTCATCAAAGAACAGTCTTGTTTCAATCTTGGAACCCTCTCGGGTCAGACGAGACTTTTTAGCCTCGCATTTGATAATATTTCCGACGAGAGTCGTTCCATCTTTCTCCTTTTTCTTTCCGAGATAAACGATTGTAGAGGCGGAATATTTGAGACCACTTCCTCCTCCCATTTCCTTTGTAGGAACGTAAGCGCCGACGACATCATAGGTGTGATTGGTAACCAACATAGGTATATTAGC